TGAACCATCTAAAGCTGTATAAGTACCCCCAACAAAATCTTCTGCATTATGCATAAATTTTGGTCTTCTGATGTAATTCATGTACACTTTATCTATACTGAATGTGCCATCTGTAAATACCCTTAGTCCATCTTCAAAAAATCTTACATTAAGTTCTCTCCATTCAAAATTACTGGAATCAAATGGACTGGCTTCTGCATTATCATCATGTTGTCTTACATGAATCAGTTCCATATCCACTTCTCTGCAAGTCCCTTTGGTAGCCACTATTCTGTCAAACCCTGCAAGATACATGTAATCATCCGGTAGTTGTACAAGATAAGAGTTTGAACTATAAGAAACAGCTGAAAGACCATTTGTATTCACTACAATACTCCTGATGTCATCTATAGTTCTCTGTGTCTGTTCAAATCCAACTTTTGTATCCAGTCTTGGTACAGCAATCATCTTGATTAAAAGATGCATAGCTTCATTTAATTTCCAGTCTTGTTCCGGAACTTTAATGTTCTTGTACTTCTCACTATCAAGCTTGTTAAGCTTGAGCCTGAGGTCATACTGCATCTCTTTTATATTCATCTAATTACTTGTTCAACTTTTCTAAAATAGCCACTTTTAACTTTTGATTAGAAGGGTCCATGAAATATTTCACTGCATCTTCCACATCATTTGCCAGCTTATCTCCCATGTAATACACTGCAGAACCTTCTTTTGTCAACACATTTCTGTGTAATGCCTCTTGAACTGAAGCTCTGGTATACACCAATTGCTTGTCCATTTTAGCAAATCTTAAAAATTCTTCAGGTCTGTCTTCTATGATGCTGTCAATTTCTACATTTACAAAGTTTTCACTTCTACCTCTTACAGATTTAGCAGAAAGAATTTGAACTATGTTCACCTTCTCATCTTTGCTCATATCCATTGCCAATTTCATACATTCCATTTTCTTAGAAACTTTAGTTGCTTTTACTTCAACTTCTTCTTCTTCAGAGAAAATAACATGTGTAGCTTCCGGCCATAAACCTTCAGACAACTCTTTGATTGAGTTTGCCACAAATTTACTAGCTTTCAAGTTACAAAGTCTAATGTAATCCAGGGATTTTTCTGTGTTAAAAATCACTGTATGGTTTGGCAACTTAATCCTGGCAGGTTGTGTACTCCAATATGGATGAGGCTTCATAGCATCAAATCTGTCAGACAAATCCAAGCCTAACTCTTCTCCATATTTTTTCACATCTTCAGGACTCAATCCTGTTGCGTATTTACCGGTTTCCTTATTGTAAAGAACTTCAATGGTCATTGGTTGGGCAAATGACTCCTTGCCTTTTTTGCCATGCCACTTATCAGTGTCAATTGGCTTTACTTCTACTGTCATTTTCTTTTATTTTACAATTTAATACTTAAAATCCCTCTGATGGAAAGCCAGGTATTCCACTGGCTTTCTATTTTGGCTTTACTTCTTTTAGTTTCTGGTCAAGATTAACTCTCCACAACGAGAAACATCTTCAATGTGTACACCACATTGTTTTTTAACTGTCATCTCATAGTAGTCTCCAGAGTGTGACATTAGCTTGTTACCTGTTACAGGTCCATAAGGAGTCTGCAAACCGGCTACATAACCAAGTGCCATACCATTGTTTTTGTTAACCAAAGATAAGTTTGAACCTGTGCCTTCTCCTGAAAAATCAAGGAAAGTAAATCTCATTGATTCAACAGGGAATCCTGTTACCGGATCAATTTCAAAGTTGATATCTCTGTCATCATACAATGGGTTGTGAACCAATTCAAGTTCAGCACCATTTGCCATTCTGTACTTCACAAATTGGTAGCCTGCAACTAAGGAATTTGCATTCAGTTCAGAACCTACTTTGTCTGTAAAGACTTCAACATTTTTGATGAAACCAGATTTATTCATCCAGTCTTGGATAGCTCTGTGGAAAATCAACATACCATATTCACCGGTAAAGGCTTTTACTTTTCTTCCTGAGCCTGGTTTTACTCTGCTGTAGAAAATATCCATCAGATATTCTTCAATCAAAGTTGAGCTCAAGTGAGAATAGCGGTAGATATGAGAATCTTCCAACTGCTCCTGAATACCAGGGCCAGAGTAAATTGGTCTGCCATTAGCACCAAGAACAGAACTTGTGCTTCTGGAATACCAATAACCTCTTTCCAATTCTTTGTACCATTGCTGCCAATATTCAACTTCAGCATATTTAATCCAGCTGTCTTGGTATACACCATTACTATCCGGAATTTTCACTGCAAGAACTTCATTTGCAGCATCACCAGTTACCTGATACTCTTTACGGAAACGTGACATTCTGTTTTTCAGAGTGATAGGCAAGCTGTACTGAGTTGAACCAGACTGTTGACCACCTTCCTCATACTGAGAATATAACTTTGCCCATTGAGTTCCTGCAGCAACATACTGCAATGGTAAGAATGCAGAAAAAGCATCATCCATCAACCTTACAGTGTACACCCAGCCAGAACCATGTCTGAAAGGAGTTTCCTGAATACGGCACTGGAATTTTTTGTTAGAAACACCTGGATGTATGATATCACCTGCTGTGTACCAGTTCTCATCCAATTTGATACGGAAAGTTACCTTACCGGCTCCTAATCTTGTGTTAGATACATCTTCCATATTTTCCAGGATCACCAGAGGTCTGGTAGAAGCTGCACGTAGGCTCCATTCCCATTCTGTGGTATTGGATGTTCTTTCTTTGCCAGCACCTGCCAGTGTTGCTGTAAGAGGATTGTCGGAGTACTTATAAGCTGTAAACAGCTTAGTCAGCTTACTCTCAAAAATCTGGGGCTTGGTAATCAGAGCAGCACCCAAGTGATTGAGTTCTGTCATATTAGCATGCCACGGCATTCTTCGGGTAATTAATCTGCTTTCAACATTTGCCATTTTTTTGATGTGTTTTATTTATGTTTATTAAAAATGTTATTTCTACCAATAGTCAGCTAAACTTTTTCTTTCACCTTCCCCACTTCCACCGGATACTCCTGCTGTGTTTCTTTGTGTAAATACTGCTTTTTTGACTTCTGCTACTTTCTTGGTAACTGCTTTCTTTTCTACACCTTCCAGTTTTAATCCTGCTTTTACAAACTTAGCAAGTAGTAACAATTTTGATCTGTCTTTATCCTGCCATATTTTTTGAATATCTGCCTGCATTCCGGTGATGTATTTGTTTTTCCCAATTTTCACCACAGGTTTACTTAGATAAGTACCAAGACTTGCTTTGTCTTCTTTAGTTACCGGAACACCTTCAATCTCTTCTGCTGCTTGTAAGGTTTTAACTAAAGATGTTTCAAACTCTTTTCTGCTATCCGCTGCAGCTTTTTCAGCTTCCTGAGTTTCAAGTAAAACCTGATCTCTCCTTTGTTGCTCCATTTCAGTAACTGTCTTGGAATACTTCAAAGATAGTTTTTCCATTTTCTTACCTTCCTTGGCCCACTCAATCCTGTCATCTACATCTTCTGCATCAAGTTTTTCAATGTTTTTGTAGTAATACCGTAACATCTTTTCCTGACCTTCTTCTGTAGAAAGATCCGAAGTAGGTAACTCCAAAGATTGAGAGTAAGCATTTAAAAAAGTTCTAGTGTCTCCACCTGCTTTTTTATACTTTAAAAATGCAATACCATCTTCATCCATCTCCTGAAAGAAGGACTCAAAGGTTTCCTCTAATCTTGCTTCAATTTCCTGGTCTTGAAGTTCTATCAGTTTTTCTCCATCAATGATGTCTCCATCTTTGATTTCAACATTCTGAAAGACTCCTTTTTCAGTTAAAGTTTTTGCTAATGTAGTAAAGAACTGCACCTCCTCATCCGGATTAATTTCTTCCGATTTTGGATTTTTTTCTGATGCTGCTGGTGCAGGAGTGGTGTCAGTTGCTGTTGCAGGTTTCTCTGCTCCAAAAGTGAAATCTTCATCTTCCACTTGTTCTTCTTCAGCTTCAGGTTTTTTCTTTTCAAAAGCTTCTGCAGGTATCTTTTCATCTGCATCCTTCAATTCTTCAAAAGCCTCTTCATCTTTTGTTGGTTTTGGTGGTTCTATTCCGAAAAATCCCACATTTTCTTCTTGCCAAAAATCACCCTGATCCAAGGGTAAGACTTTCTCTGGCTTTGCATTGTTCTTTGCCATGTCTGAAACAAATTTAAGTTTTAAAATTAATAATACTCAAGTTTTTTTCTTAAACTCTAAGTTTTAGTTGTAATAGCTATTTTTTACTTTTTTGCTTTGAAGCAGCTATTTTCTTCTCTTCTAAAGCTATTTTTTCTTTGTTGTGCTCTTTATCATAAGCAAATTTATCTTCAGCTAACTTTTGCTGTCTGCTTTTAATTTCCACATCTAATCCATGTTTATAGATTTCCAACACATCTGGTTCTCCATCAGAATCACTATCTTTATTAGGGTCAAAACCAACAGACAACATAGCTTGTTTTTGCAGTTCAGTTTTTCTTCTCTCTTCTTCTTTAAGGACTATCATTTCAGCATCATGTGCCCACTCTTCTTTTTGGTGTTCCTGCATTGCTTTTTGCTGTTCCCTTTGTCCCTGCTGTTCTGCAGTAATCTGCTGCATTTTTTGGTATTGTTTTTTATCTTCTCCTGCGACTAAAGCTTCTTCTGCTTCTTGTATACCTTCAGTTCTTATGACTTTTATTACATCAGATAAATCAATAGCTTGATTTTGCATTGCAGCTTGTGCAAGGCCTTCCACCATTTGTTTAGCTTCAAAAGCTTTTGAACTATTGCTTACAAATAACCCATAGGTAGAATTAGCTAAAAGCTCCGGATCAATATTCAACATTGCAGTTGACATGTCATCTAATACATAAGAAAGTTTTTTTGGTTTCTTCATAGTGTAAGCTACCTTAGCCACATCTAATAACTGCTGAAGAACATTTCTTTTTACTGTATTATGAAGTTCAAAATAAGGCTCTAAAATATGAGAGCTTTGTATCATATTTTGTTTAGTATTGGTAACAGCATCATTAGTACCAATTTGACCTTCCATTTGTTTTGTGATACCAATTGAATTACCACATCTTTCTTCAATGTACCCTGCAAGTTCTACATATTTTTGGATATCAGAAGCCAGAGACATATCAATTTCTTTTGCAAGCTGAGTTACATCCTGACTGTTCCTGTTGCCTTCCTCTGAAGGATTTGCCCACACAATTTTAGCAGAGTCTGCATAGTACATCCACTTAGCTACATCAATGCCGGCACTCTTAGGAATTGAGTTGATGTTCATCATTAACAGCTTACCTTTATCAGATGCCATCAATAATTCAATACGATACATAATGATATTATAGTAATACTGATAAGGCTTCATTCTATCCATTGGTGATGTGATAGAAGAGTTCATATCATCATGTGCAGCACCTATGTAAGATAATGGACAGTTGTAAAGATTATCTAAATCAAAAGATTGACCTGGAACAGGTCTCATGTTTTTATAAATATCTTTTCCTATTTTATATCCCTCATGCTTTTCAGGAACCCATATCCATTCTATGTCAATATCTCCGGCATCTTTGTTCAGCTTGTAATCTTCCATTACAATATCCATTTGAACTTCACCGGTAGCAGGATCTCTGTAGTTTAAGAAGCCTACTTTTCTTTCACTTTTCCATTCATGGTGAACTACCCGAATAGTCTGTGCTGTATGATGTATGTTTTCTGTAAAAGTCCAATCAGTATCTATGATTTGATTTGCTCCTCCGTAAGGATAACCATTCTCCAATTCTCGGTGCTCATCTTCAGTTAAATCAAAAGCTGCTACCACTTCAGAAAGTGACATCATAAACTCTGAACTTGCCCATTGACCATCTTCTATCCTATCAAGATCAGGAGACTTATTATAATCAAATCTAAGTGGATTGATTACCTTTACAGTAGGCTCATCT